AATGATGTAGGCAAGGAGTTATTGAACAAGCTTTTAAAAGAATACAAGCACGATTTAGAAGTGATTGAAAGGGAGGCGGTGTAGCGTGCAAAAAATGACAATATACATCAGCGGTAGGATTACCGACTATGACGACTACGAGAAGACTTTTAAAGAGGCAAAGGAAATGCTCTTTGACGAGTATCCTGGGGCAGAGATTATTAACCCAGCTGAAATAGTATTGCCAGAGGTCTGCGATTGGGATGACTACATGGTGATATGCTTAAGGCTTTTAGGCAAGGCAACGCATATCTACATGCTGGACAATTGGGTGCACTCGAGAGGCGCTTGCACGGAGCACTTATACGCACTCAAGAACGGCATAGAAGTTTTATGGCCAGAAAGTTCGCCATACAGATAGGAGCATGCGATGGGTAATAGAACGAAAGCACTGAAATATATTGCAGATCACTATGGATACATGGGTCAGAAGGATATGCTGATAGAAGAATTGGCCGAGCTTATACAAGCTCTTAACAAGTTCGAAAGGTATGAGCACGAGAGTGGATTCCTTGCTAATCTGATTGAGGAGGTTGCTGACGTAGAGATCATGTTAGCTCAAGTCAAATATTTGCTAGGGATTAATGAGCGAGTAGAGCATGCAAAGTTTTTCAAGGTCGAGAGGCAAATAAAGCGAATCGAGGAAGAAGGCACGGAGCGAGGTGTATAGCCATGGTGGACTACGAACAGATTAAGCAGCTTAAAGCATTGCGCAGGGAAGCCGAAGGACTTAAATACTCTATCGACCATGCTAAGCCTGAAATAGTCACAGACTACTACAAGGACTACAAGACAGGTCGAGGAATCCCAAAAACGCTTGTAGGAGTCGATTTTGACTGGAAGGGTATATCGAGTAGGGAGAGACGGTTAAAACGCAAGCTAGACGAAATTAGCAAGCTAATTGAGGCTATAGAAAAGGAGATAGAAGCTATAGGCGACCCTGACATGAGGACAATACTTCGAATGTACTACATAGAGGAGCGTTCGCAGGAGGAAACCGGAGGAGTCCTAGGATATGACAAGGCAACTATCTCAAGAAAAATAAAGGCATTTCATGAAAGTTGCAACAAATGCAACAAAAAACTGTGATATATTGTATTTAGCGAAAAGGGAATTGTGGCTTCCTCAAATTATTTCTCATATAATAACTCGCAGAAGGCGCTCAAGATTGGGCGTCTTTTGTGTTGCTGCAAAACAGACGAAAAGAGAGGTGGTGGTGTGGCAGGATATGACAATATCAGAGATGCAAATCAAAAACGAACGCCGCACGAGCGCCGAGAATTGGCAAAAATCGCAGGAAGGGCGAGCGGTGTTGCGAGACGTCGCAAGGCAAACTTTAATAAGACACTAAATATGCTGCTTACGGCTGAGATAGATTCACCTGAGTGGAAGCCGTTACTGGATGAATTGGGAGTCGACGCGACACTAGAAAGCGCAATGTTAATGGCTCAAATCAAAAAGGCTCTATCAGGAAATGTAAAGGCAGCTTATTTTGTGGCACAATATGCAGGTCAATCGTTTAACACCGATGCAGACAACAAAGAGCAAGAGGCTAGAACCGAACACATCAAAGCGCAGACTGCAAAAGCTAAAGGCGAAGACGCACAAGAAATTGAGGACGATGGCTTTATCGATGCTCTTAGAAGTGAGGCGGTTGACGTATGGGAAGATTAGCACAAGCTTTTAAGTTTAAGCCGTTTAGCCGAAAGCAGAAAAAGATATTAACATGGTGGCTTCCAGAATCGCCAGTGCACGAAATGAACGGCATCATTGCTGACGGTGCGATTAGATCAGGCAAGACGGTATCGATGGCACTATCATTTGTGATGTGGTCGATGGAGACGTTTAACGGCGAAAACTTTGGCATGGCCGGTAAGACTATCGGTGCGTTTAGGCGTAACGTTTTAAAACCGCTTAAATTAATGCTTTTTGCTAGGGGCTACAGGTTCAAAGACCATAGAGCCGACAACCTACTCGAGGTAAGTCGCAACGGTGTAACGAATTATTATTATATCTTCGGCGGTAAGGACGAACGCTCACAAGACCTTGTACAGGGCATTACGCTCGCCGGGTTCTTCTTCGATGAAGTCGCACTTATGCCTGAGTCGTTTGTCAACCAGGCAACAGCACGATGCTCGGTCGAGGGGTCGAAGTGGTGGTTTAATTGCAATCCGGATAAGCCTAAGCACTGGTTCAAAGTAAACTGGATTGACCAGGCTGCAGAAAAGGATTTAATCTATTTGCATTTTACGATGGACGACAATCTGTCGCTCTCGGAAGCAATAAAAGAAAGATACAGGCGCCAATTCGTGGGCGTCTTTTTTAAGCGATTCATTCAAGGGCTATGGGTTGCAGCAGAGGGGCTTGTACATCCTCAGTTTGCAGACAAGGCTAAAGCTTACGCAATAAGCTACGACAAACTAATGCCTGTTGACGAAAATGGTAAACGAAAGAACGTGCACGGTATAGTGCAGATTTATATCGGCATAGATGTTGGCGGTACAAATTCACACACGCCGTTTGTCGCTACAGGATTTACTAAAGGCTTTAATAAGCAGATTAGACTGTACTACAAACGAATTAAGCACAGCAAGGGGACCGTAGACCCTGACAGGATTTATGCGACATTTAAGGAGTATGTAAACGAGGTCAGAGCACTTTATCCAGGCATTCCGATTGTGGCTGCGTTCGTCGACAACGCTGAGCAGCTAATACTGAATGGGCTGGCAATATACTCAGCGCGAAACGGTCTAGGGGTTAAAGTTGCCGGATGTCGTAAAACGGAATTCTCCGACAGGGTCCTTGCTTACAACGCAGTGATTAATACCAATCGTTTGCTGTGGGTTTCGGACTTCTGTGAGCCAATTGCTGATTCAATCAGCGAAATGGTGTATGACAGCAAGAGCAAAAAAGAAGAAAAACTACTCGACGACTTTTCAACAGACGTCGATACATACGATGCTGACTACTACTCATGGAGTCAGTTTATTGACTATTTTCATCCAATGGAGGGATAAATGGCACACGTTAAAGAATATTTGAATAAACAGGGATATGACGTGAATGAGAAGGCTCTCGCGATAATGGACTTGTGTGATTCCTGGTACTCTAATGATCTAATAGACAATTTTCACAACAGGGTGACAGTGAATAACGTAAGGTACGAAATGGAGCGTACAGGCTTTGCTAAGAGGGCGTGCGAGGACGATGCAAACCTTTGCGAGGTGGTAGACATTGTTACAAACTCAGAAGGTGCGAACGGATTTATCGAGCAACAGCTATCAAAAGACAAGTTTTCAAAAGCAATTCGCAGACAATTAGAGCTTATGTCTGCGCAGGGGACCGTAGGCGCTTATGTGAGAGTGGTTGGAGCTGATTTATTTGACGATTCTTCGCTAAAGGGTGGCACGATAGAATTGATCTATGTTGAGCCGAGTGGAATATTCCCGCTAACAATCTCAAAAGGCATAGTTACAGAATGTGCCTTTGCTTCCGAAAATATAGTCAACGGTAAGACCGAAACGACCATTGTTACGTTCACTATGGAAGATAACAAGTATGTCTCAAAGACAGTGGTTTTGGATGTTGACGGCAAGGAAGTTGTCGAAAAGGGTTCAGAGGTTAGGCTGGGGGATGTTAAGCCGTTCTCAATCCTAACGACTGCGGTTGTTAACAACATAAAAGACATGAAGGGGTATGGATATCCAAAGATCTATGCAGCCATTCCTATACTCAAGAGTATTGATTTAATCTTTAATGTGCTGTTTGGAGACCTGGACAAGGCTGACAAGATGGTGCTTTATAACGAGGCGCTGTGCGAGTTTGATAAAAACGGAAATGCAAAGACTCCAAACAAGCAGCATAAAAAGACATTCGTTTCAATGGGCGAAAAGCTGCCAAACTCTGATGACCTGATTCAGGAGATAAATCCAGTTATACGTATTGACAGCATAACCAAAACATTTGAGTTATCACTATCATTGCTTTCAACGATGTTCGGATTTGGTACACGCAAATACAGCTTTGAAAACGGACAGATTAAAACTGCTACAGAGTACATCGGAACAAAGCAAGACTCAATGCAGGAGCTGAACAAGCAAAGACAAAATCTGACTGACTATATAGAGGATCTTGTAAGAGCCCTTCTGTGGTTTTCAAATACGTTCATGGAAACAAAGTATGATCTCGCAGAAGAAATCATAATCAATTATGACGATAGCTTTATCACTGACAGACAGAGCGAGCTCGACTCAATGAGAGCTGATGCACAAGCCTTTGGACTGCCGAAACTTGTTAAGAGATACATCCAGGATAAATACGGACTTACAGAGGCTGAGGCAGAAGCCTGGTACAATGATGTGGAAGTCGATGACGAAACGGAGGCATAGTTATGCTATCCGACTATCAAAAAGAGCAATTAAGTGCTGAGATAATACCGATGTTCCAGGATCTAGAGCAGGATACAATCCAGGACATAGCACGTAGGCTCAGAAAAGCAAAAAGATGGACGGAATCTGCAGAACTCCAGGCTAAGGCTCTTGAATCGCTAGGTCATAGTCCTAGCGAAATACAGACGCGTGTGCTCGATAAATTGCACGCTGACAAGGATTTTATCGACATGCTGAATGAGAACACAATTGAGCATAAAAAACTTGTTAGAGAGCGAATCAGAGAGACTGTAGACTCGGCGCAAGCTCACGGAGATAAGATAATCGGACGAGCTGGCGATATGTCATTTGCAGATGATGTTGCATTTTGGAAGACAAAAGGTCAACACTTAAAATCAAGCCCAGCACTGAAGCAAATCTCCGCAGAAAGCTCCAAACGTCTTGAGCATGAACTCAAATCACTAACTCATTCTACAGGCTTTAAGTTTATTGGAGCGCCAGTTTCGGTAGATCAAGCATTTAATCACTCAATGGATAAGGCTGTGATGAATGTTGCGAGCGGTGCTTTCTCGTCAGAGCAAGCGGTCGAGCAAGTCGTTTCGGAGCTTGAAAAAAGTGGACTAAGGTATGTAAATTATGCGTCAGGCGTCACAAGAGGCATAGATGTGGCTGCACACTTGGCAGTTAGAACGACTTTAAATCAAATGGCAGCGGATATATCGATGAGCAACGCCGAACAGCTTGGAACGGATTTAGTCGAGGTTTCCTCACACGGTGGAGCACGAGACGGAGACGGACACGCAAATCATGCAGGATGGCAGGGCAAAGTCTACAGCATAAGCGGAAAGGCTCATCCAAAGGAAAGCAAGCGACTAGGCTATAAGATTTTAAGCTTGGAAGCAGTGACTGGGTATCCGCACGATCCAGCAGGATTATGTGGGTATAACTGCAAGCATACGTTTTATCCATTCATCGAAGGAATCTCAGACCCAACGCCACTCGAAAAAGAGCCCGAACCGGTCAAAGTCGATGGCAGAACATACACGTTTTATCAGGCAACACAACACCAGCGCAGGCTTGAAAGGGAACTAAGGGAGTTCAAAAGGCAATATCTAGGCGGACAGAATATGACTGCTGCCATCACAGCAAAGGAACAGCAATACGCTCGATTTTGTGAGAAAGCAGGGCTCAAGCAGAATCTCAATAGACTTTATGTTAAAGGCTATAAGAGGGATTTTGAGTATATAAAGCCCTTGATATCAAAGCCTAAAAATGATATAATCGAATCGAAAAGAAGTATTATCCACTTAAGCAAAAAAGAAGATTTGTCAAATTATGAGTTGACGAAGATTGCTCCGGCACAAAATAAGCATGTAGTAGGTACAAATTCGTATAAAAACTTATCAGAGACAAAAGAATATCCTCCTTCATATTTGACAATCCCACAGCATAAAATATCTGAGCTTGTAACGGAATATGCAGGGAAAGGAATAAATATTTACGACAGTCACGGCAATTGGACGCATACTGAAATAATTGTCACAAATGATGAAGAAATAGGCGTTGTAGTAAATAATCTTAATGGAGAAACTCAAGAAACAAGCGTGTTTAAGATTCACTATTCAAAAAAGGGCGTTCATATAGTGCCTGATTATATGAACAAGAAACAAAGGTATACGATATGATAGCAAAAGATTTTGAAAAATATATTGAAAAAAAGGTTTTGGTTATGCTCACTGACGGCAGAGGGATTGCAGGTGAGCTTGATTCCATTGCTCCTGATTACGATACGGAGTCTGGGAAAGATGAGCTCGAATTGTTTATCGAAGGAGCATATATTGTAGTTCCTGTTGACGAAGTAGAAAGTATCAAAATGGTATAGAACATAATACAAAAACTAAATACGTTATTAAACATCGCAAGCAAGCGATGTTTTTTTATTGTCGTTTGTTCATCCGACGTAAAACAGGACAAGAACGGTAGTCCAAGCGTAAGCACTCGCAGGACGTAAAACAGAAAGGAAACTATTACAATGGCATTTACAAGAGACTCACTAAAGCAATTTGGTATCACAGATGATGAGATTATCACAAAGATACTCAATGCACACCACGCAGAACTAGATCCTGTAAAGGACAAAGCAGACCAGTACGATAAGGTTAAGGCTGATTTTGACGAGCAGACTAAGTCAATTGAGGGACTAAAGGCCTCAGTAGGAGACAAGGAAGCAATGCAGAAGCAAATCGAAGAGCTTAAAAGTGCATCTGAGCAGAAAGATGCTGCACACAAGAAAGCCATCGAGGACATGCAGAGCAAGCTCGAAGGCGCAGAGTTTGACAAGCTGTTAGATGATGCCATCGCAAAGGCAGGTGGTCGCAGGACTGCAAGTATAAGAGCAGAACTCAAACTTGATGAGCTGAGGGCAAGCAAGGACCGCTCAAGCGACATCGAAGCGGCAATTAATGCGTTAAAGGAAGCTGAGGACACATCGTTTCTATTTGGATCAAATGCGAATCCAACGGGGGCGAAGGTAAGCACTTCTGGAAACGCAAGTGGCGGAGTAGGTGGTACTGACGAGGCTCTAGCCACAGCAAGGGCTGTGATGGGTCTCTCTACAAAGGGAAAGGAAAATTAAAATGGCAAATCAGATTTCAAAATTCAAAATGTACGTTGACCTTCTAGATGAGGTGTATAAGACATCATCAGTTACTGCAGTGCTCGACGGTGCTCCAGAACTTGCACAGCAGGGCGCAAACGCAGATGAGCTTATTATTCCAAAGATTGACATGGATGGGCTTGCAGACTATGACCGTTCTGCAGGATACACTATGGGAAGTGTAGAGCTCACTAACGAGACTGTAAAGTGTAACTTCGACAGAGGTCGTAAGTTCCTCGTAGATGCAGACGATGATGCTTCTACTGCTGGAGTAGCATTCGGAAGACTATCGGCAGAGTTCGAGAGAACAAAAGTAATCCCAGAGCTTGATGCTTTTAGATTTGCGAATTACTGCAAGAAGGCTGGTGCAAATGTTGCAACAAGCACAATCACAGATGGCGCATCCGCAATTAAGGCTATTGCAAAGGCATACGACACAATGACCGACAACGAGGTACCAGAGGACGGAAGAATTCTGTTCGTATCTCCAACTGTACACGGAATGATCAGAGACCTAGACACAACTAAGTCAAAGGAGATTTTAGAACAGTTCGCACTCGTTCAGAAGGTGCCAGCTAGCAGATTCTTCACAGCAATCGAGATGAATGATGGTAAGACTGGTGGCCAGGAGAAGGGCGGATACAAGAAGGCAGCAACTGGTAAGGCGCTAGATTTCTTGATCGTTGAGCCTTCTGCTGTTATCCAGTATCAGAAGAGAAATGTTAACAAGGCAATCGCTCCAGAGGATAACAAGGATGCAGATGGATGGCAGTTCAACTTCAGAGAAATTGGTATCGCAGACGTTTACAACAACAAGGCTAACGGAATAGCTGGAGCTTGTAAATAATAGGAGGTAAACAATGGGCAGAATAGTAGGATTGGAATTTAACGATAGTGATGAAATTATCGTTACAGAAGATGTGGAACCTGAGGCAGTAGAAACGAAAGGTAGCAAGTAATTATGTTAAGCGTATCGTTAGCGGAGTATCAGAGCATCTATGCGGATGTACAGAGCGAAGAAGAGTATGCAATGCTATATGAGAGAGCAGCAATCTTACTACGCGGTTGGACTGCTAGGAGAATTGATAAGGTTGTAACGGAGGATGACTTCCGTTACAGCCAAACAGTATCAGCAATAGTCCATACAATCCACTCGCTAGCAAGTCAAGGCGGTACTGAGGGCGTTATTTCGGTATCAAACGACGGATACTCCGAAACATACGCATCTGCCGAGGACCGCAAGGCGGAGCTTAAAAGTGCTGTCTTCGAGATTCTATCCGGGACAGGATTAATGGGGTGTATATAATGATTTTCACGGACACAATCACAATTTATAGCTACTACAAGGATAACGGCGTCGAAAAATGGCATAGAACGGTCCTAAAAGGGGTAATGTGGAAGCGAAAGAGAGTTCAATCCGTTAACATAGACGGAAAGCTGAACATTGTTGATACCGTATCAATCACTATCCCATATAGAGCCTTTTATTTGCCGTATAAAGAGTTTTTATTATCCAGTGACAGATTGAGTCATTGGACAATCGAAACCGCGTCAAACTTAAGCGTAGCCGTCTTGGGAGAGTGCGACAAGGAAATAGGAGATAGCTATAGGTTAAAAGACCTCAAACGAGATTATTCGGATGTGGTTACTCTGAAATCTTTAGCAGACAATACAAATCGAGATCATTTGAAGAACTGGAAAGTGATAGGTGCGTAATGAAGCATGTAAGCTTGAAATTAAAGCTACAAAGCAATGATGACATAAAGCGCCGATTTGCAATCGAAAAGCAAGGAAAGGTGCAGATGTTCATCGATTCAGAGGTGCTAAGACGTTGCGTGCCTTATATTCCCAAAAATGATGGAGATCTCATTAAAAGCGGACAGATTAGTACTGTCATAGGTAGTGGCACTGTAAGGTATACGACACCTTACGCACGCAGATGGTATTATATGCCAGCTAATTTTCAAGGCGCGCCTAAAAGGGGAAATTATTGGTTTGAGCGCATGAAAAGAGAAGGCGGTGCTGCTGCAATAGCACGTGGCGCAAAGCAAATCATGGCGAAAGGGAGTGATTAAGTGACATTATCAGAATCAATCAAAATATGGATGAGAGAGTGTCATGGTCTTGCTCTCTGCGATGATTTTGACACAGACAGATTAAGAGCTGAGGCAGAAAGCTTGGGCATATACAAGCAACCGACAAACGAAACAGTCGACTATATAGATGGCAGTACATTGTGTACTGACTATTTTTATATCGTTGCTAGGCAAGAGGCTCAGGAAGAGCGCGACAGGGTGTCCAATCAAGAGTTTTTGGAGCAGTTCGAGCAATGGATTGCGGAACAGAATTACAAATCGAATTATCCGCAAGGATATAACATCGAAGAGATCTCAGTCGCTAATTCGTTTTATATGCAGGAAACAGATGGCGAACAAGCTGTCTATCAGATTAGTGTAGGGGTGACCTACAGGAAGGAAAGGTAAAATGGCAGAACAGGTTAAGCGCATTAAAAAGCACATGATCGCACTGTTTATCAACACAGGCACAAAGGAAACAAAGAAGTGGACCAGAATCAAGAAGGCTACAAAACTCGAGATTAAGCTTGATCCACAGAAGCAGGACTACGACTACATCTCAGATGAATCGCCAACAACAGAACTTGAAGGTTACAAGCCTGGAGTTGATGGCATGCCACTTACAATGTATAAGGGCGAGCCGGACTTTGATTTCATCTGGGAAAAGTTCTACGGACTTGCAACTGGAGCCGACGCAAAGGTCGAGGCTATGATTGTGTTTATTTTTGATGACACACCAAACGGTGCCAACAAAGCATGGCTTACAGAAGCAACACTAAGCATTGACTCGATGAATGCAGTTGAAGGCACAATTACATTTGACTTGCCATTTGGCGGCACAGTCGAAAAGGGAACAGCGAAGCTTCAGGCTGGCGTTCCAACATTTACTAAAGCATAAGTAATAAAGGAGTAATGATATGGCAGATATTTTAATATGGGACGGAGCTGAATACGTCCTTCCTAAGAAAACCTTGGCGGTGCAGAAAAAAATGGACGAGATTGGAAATTTGAGCGTCGCAAACAAGGGGGTTGAGTGCTATCGTAAGCAGTTTGAATTTTGCTCAGAGCTTTTGGGCAAAGATAATGCTGCAGTAGTTCTTGATGCAAAAAAGGTGGATGATGTTGATTTGCAGACCCTAACAATCTGCTACAACTCCATCGTTGATGCTTATCTGCAGAGGGTCCGTGAGCATCAGAGACAAAGAGAGGCTGAGCAATTAAATTCACCTGCGCTTGATGTAATTAACGACGTAGCGCAGAGCGTGGATAAGATTGCGAAGCTCAAATAATGCTAACTTTAACAAATCGTCTCCCCGACTCGATTGAGGTTCGTGGGAGGCGTTTTTTTTTAAACACAGACTATAGATACTGGCTAAACTTCCATAAATGTACTGATTTCAGGCCTTTATTTAAGGGCAATTCGCCTTGCGTTCAGACTGAAGGAGGCTGGGGAGTGCCTAACGATATATTCTTGGCACTTGTAGAGTTTTATACAAATCCTTGTCCTGTTCCAAAACAGAGTGATCCAGGTGTAGATACACTAGATTTTGATATTGATGCTGAACTAATATATAGTGCATTTTTGCAACAATATGGAATCGACATCCTGGAAATCGAAATGCACTGGCACAAATTCAAGGCACTGCTAAAAGGCATTACCGATAAGACATTGCTCGGACAGGTAATAGGCTTTAGGGCGTCAACCGATAAAGAGTTTAGAGAGCAGCGAAACGCATGGGAGCTTCCAACAGTACTTACGGAAGAGGAAGAAGAACAGTATCGCAAGTTTGAAGAAGAGTGGGGATAGTAAATGAATGAAAATGTTTTAGAGATAAAAACCCTGCTTGATACCACAGGTGTAGATAAAGGTGTTGACAGTCTTTCTGGGAGTGTGAGTAGAGGCGCAGCGATGATAGGTGCTGCACTCGTGACGACCGCAGTAGGGCTTGGAACTTTGGCTATAAAGTCATTTGCGCAATACGAACAGCTCGCAGGCGGCGTAGAGACTTTGTACAAAAATAGTAGCAAAGAAGTCATGGCGTATGCAAGTAACGCATATAAGACGGCTGGCATGAGCGCTAACAAGTACATGGAGACAGTAACAAGCTTCAGTGCATCACTATTGCAATCGCTTGATGGCGACACAAAGAAGTCGGCAGAATACGCGAACAGGGCCGTGACGGACATGTCAGATAATGCCAACAAGATGGGCACATCGATAGAGTCTATACAGATGGCGTACCAGGGCTTTGCTAAGCAAAACTATACCATGCTAGATAATCTCAAGCTCGGCTATGGTGGTACTAAAGAGGAGATGCAGCGCCTTATAAAGGATGCATCTAAGATGAAAGATGAGCAAAAAAAGCTTGGAATTACTGTTGACGAAAACAGTATGAGTTTTGGCAATATCGTTAATGCACTAAGTGTAATGCAATCTCACATGGGGATAGCTGGAACAACGGCAAAAGAAGCAAACTCTACTCTAGAAGGTAGTGCAAATCAGATGAAAGCCTCGTGGGAAAATCTGCTTACTGCCATTGCTGGGGGAGGGGATGTCGATAAGTCTATGCAAGCCTTTGCTGACTCAATTGCGATATTCTTAAGTAACTTAATTCCAAGGATAAAGGTTGTGGCTAAGAGTCTAGGCAAGGCATTTTCAAAAAGCCTTGTACCAGCGATTATAAAAGGACTGAGTAAACTGGGTAACGCGGTCCCAATAATTAAGCCGTTGACATCAATCTTAAAAGGGCTAATTAAGAACTTTGATAAATTTAAGGTCTTAATCGTGATGGTTGCTTCTGCTTTTATTGCGTATAAAACAGTCGTTACAATTGTTACTGCAGCTCAGGTACTGTTAAATGCAGTTTTGTTTGCAAACCCTATTATGATTCTCATAATGGCTATTGCAGCGCTCGTTGGTGGTTTTATTTACCTATGGAAAACGTCAGACGGATTCCGTAACTTTTTCATAGGAATATGGACCCATATCAAGAACTTTGTTGGTGCAGTCGTTGATGGGATTGTAACATTTTTTACGGAAACATTGCCGAACGGCATCAAAGCATTTGTATCAAAAGCGATTGACTTTTGGATTTGGTGGGAAACTCTTCCAATTCGAATCGTAATTTATCTAGCGCAGGTGATTGCAAAGATTGCTGCGTGGGTTGGAGATTTAGTTAGCCGAGCTGTAAGCGGTATAGCTGATTTTGTAAACAGCATAGTTAATGGAATTAAAGGCTTGCCTAGCAAATTTGTGTCTATAGGTGGTCAGATAATTAGAGGTTTTTGGAACGGAATTCACGACAAGTTTGGCTGGCTAATGGATATGATTGGTGGGTTTTTTGGCAGGGTTAAGAGTAAGATAAAATCCTTCTTTGGTATCAAATCGCCAAGCCGTTGGGGAGAAAAGGATATTGGTAACAATCTGATTTACGGTATTGCTAATGGTATCACGAGAAAGACCGCGTATGCACTTGGTGTTGTATCAGACTTTACTAGCAGCATAAAAGATCGTTTCGCAAGCGATATGCAAGGAGTTGAGGCTGACTTAACTGTAAACGGTGGCTACAATGGTTCAAGGCTAAAACGAGATGCAATAACGCTACCTCCAGGGGCAAGATATAATCAGATATCACGTAATGGAGTCGGTGCAGGTGACACAACGGTAATGCAGACAATTAACATCAATCAGCCTGTTGAGACTCCAGGCGAACATGCAAGGGTACTGAGAAGTGAAGCAGTAAAATTCGGATTGGCAGGTGCGATATGAACAAAATGGTAAATGTGGAGGCCGTCAGAAGTGATGGTCTCCGATTTAGTTATAACAAGAATGATTGGAAAATGTTGACACTTGAAGGTGTTGACTTTCCTGAAATTGAAGTATTTTCAGAGGCGAGAGGGTTTGGCCACGGTGATATCGTAACAGGTATTAGAAAGCATGGCCGACAGATTACTTTGTCGGCAAGAATTAACGGATCTAATGATAGCTTAAGAGATGAGGTTATCGGATTCCACAATGCTAATCATAAGTATGATTTGTATATTACATATGCTGGAGTTACAAAGATAGCTAAAGACTGTGTTCTCAAGGCGGCAAGTTATCCGTCAAGAAATGTTTATCGCAAGCCTAATCTTGAGCTGTTATTTCAGTCACCTCATGCTGATCTATTTGGCGACAGCAAGGATACGACTGCTTTTAGTGACGTAAATCCTATGTGGCACTGGACAAGATATTATGCGCCAGGAGGTGGCAAGCTCGCATTTGGTGAGATAACTAAAACGGATACAAAGGTAATCAATTACCTCGGAAGCGAACCGGCTCCAATCGTTATCACAATAAAATCAACAGGCTATGTCCCTGGCATCGATATCGAGATGGGCGACATTAAGACTAGCGTGAAAACGGTCTTAAATGCGTCTGATGTCCTCGTTATTGATTGCGACAAGCGAATGGTCAAAAAGAACGGTAAAGACGCGCCATACAGCGATTTTGACGCTAGAGACCTCATGCAGATGGTACTTGGCTATGGTGACAATCAAATCAAAATATCAAAAGATGGCAATACGGCATTTACTGCAGAAGTAAGCTTCGTAGGAAGATACGGAGGTGTGTAAATGATCAAGTGTCTAAACAAATTCGGCGAAGAGGTCAAGATGATTGATTTCGTCGAATTGCAATGGAGTAGGAAATATTTCGAGTGTGGGTCATTCGTGCTATACATGGCAGCAAAAGATTATGATCAGGATGTAAAGTACATACAGTGTATTGGACGTCCAGAAACTGCAATGGTCCAAAAGGTCGTTTATGAGGAGAAAAATAACGGCGAATTTGTCACTTTGTCAGGCTTTTTTATAGACAAAGTGCTTGATTGGAGCGCTTATACGATACCGATTTCGACAATGACATTTAAGAGTAAGGCAGAAGTTGAAACGCAGTTAAAACAATGGTTACTTGAAACTATGAGTGACAAGTACGCTCAGCCTGGAGGGGGAACGGTAAACGGTGCAAAGTTAAGCACAGATAGTGACGTACCAAGCGAGCTGTCTATAAGTGCAGAACTTGGTGAAAGTACAGGCTCTGCTATGCGAAAAGCTTTAAAGTCTGCAGGGTACACACTCATTTGCAGACCGATTTTCTCGGCAAAGGTAGAACAAGGCAAACCACTTCTAGGCATTGAGTTACACGTTCAAAAGGGCAAGGATTTGCGTGATAACGTATTTTTTGGCGAAGCTTGGGGCAACATCTCGAAATGTGAATATGCGTGCGACGAAAGCGGCATATATAGTGGCTTTTTAGCGAGCCAGGAAATACCCGACGATTTTAAGACGTCAAACGAGGTACACGTCTTTTGGAAGGATGGCAAAAAGGTCAGGGCAATACACGAATACGTACAGTTTGATAACAACGTACCTAGTAATCTTGGGCACTGTATTCCGCTCAAAGTTTTTAGTGCAAGCATAAGCGGAGTCGAGATCAAGAGTGAAAACGAGGCACTCATAAGGTCAAAGATGAGGGATGCAGCAAGGCTAGAGATGTTAAACAATTACAAGCAAGAGACTATTTCGGTAGATGTATTGCAACATCGTTTTTACTACCTCAAAGACTACGACCTAGGTGATATTTGTACAATCAATATTGATTCGATACAAAAAGAATTTACTTCCAGGCTCGTCGAAGTCAGAGAGGTTCACTCTAAAAATACAGTAAAAGTCGAGCTTGTCTTTGGCACGCCAAATAGACAAGTATACAGAAAGGTGGATGTATAGTATGGCAAAGAGTTTTCCATTTGAATCAAAAAGTATAATCGGAAATGAATGGGACAGAGCAATCACAGCCCAGGATGAAAGAGATTTTAACAAGATGTGCTGGGGAAACGGTGTGTTTATTAATCCAATCGATGGGCTAATGGTCACGGCACACGGAGGCATGACCGTTAATGTGAAACCAGGAGGCGCAATCATCGAGGGAGCAGTCTTTAAAGAGAGCAATAACAGACAAATCACATTGTCTCCAGCATCGAGCCTTCCTCGTATAGATAGAATCGTTTTAAGATTTGATACTGCAGAGGATAGGCGAGACATTGACATCTACCTCAAAGAGGGCGTTGCAGCAACAAATCCTGTTGCCCAGGATCTAATCCGCGAGTCAAATTATTACGAACTGGCAATAGCTGATGTCTACATCCCAGCTCGTACAACCTCAATCGAAGCTGTCAACATATCTGATACAAGAATGGACTCAAATCTTTGTGGTTGGGTAGTTCCGGCTGTAGAGTATCGCGGACTATTCGACAACCTGTGGCTCCAGCTGCGTGATAGCTTCGGAACCGTGAACTCAGCACTATCCGGCACACTTGCCCAGGATCTTAAGCAAGAAATTAAAGTCACAGATGAAAAGTACGCAGACCAGATAAAGCGAGTTAGAGAAGACATGGGTAACGCAAGCATGTTAAAAACCAGCGCAAGAAATCTCGCAGATGCAATCAATGAGCTATATAACGGAGGTGGAAGAGCTCAAGATTATGTCATGGAACAAGGCGAAGTCGATGGGTGGCAGTTCGTGAAATGGAAGAGGGGGAGATTAGAGCTTATTAAGACAGCCGATTCGGACTCTAGATCAGGATGGACTGCAGGAGCCTGGAATAACATGATTTTTAACAGAAAAACGTTTACATTCCCATCGTCTTGTCGATTTATTGCAAAGCCAACGGTAATGGCGTCAGTACAGATTGGCAACGGTTATTCGTTCGCTGCTCAAACAATCAATACGCAAAATACAACGATGTTGACGGTAGCTGCGAGTCAGAGCTCAGCATCTGCAGACATTTTAAATTTGCAAATCTACGCGATTGGTAAGTGGAAATAGAGGTGCGTATGGAAAGAGCGATAATAATAGCGGTATTTGCATCAACGGGACTTTGGAGCTTTATCAGCATGCTAGTGCAGAGGTATATGGAGCGCAAGAGCGACTATGCGATGATGATGAGAGGGCTCGGGCACGATAGAATTTGCTATCTAGGAGAGTACTATATTAAAAGAGGATGTATCACTCGAGACGAATATGAAAATCTTGTTGACTACTTATACATCCCCTATAAAAGACTAGGCGGAAATGGGACTGCCGAAAAAGTCATAAATGAAGTAAAGCAATTACCATTAAAGGATAATTGTAATATTGAATAATTGGTTAACCGGGCAGCACTTAGCTGCCTTTTTAATTCGTTTAATGGAGGTACAAAATGAAAACAAGAAATTGGAAAGATTGGGCAGTCAAGGCAGGAACAAGAGCTATTAAGACGGTTGCACAGACGGCAATCGCAACAATCGGCACAACTGCCTTACTTACAGATGTTAATTGGAAAGTTGTTGTAAGTGCTTCTGTGCTTGCTGGTGTACTATCTCTACTAACAAGCGTTGCAGGACTGCCTGAGCTCGATGAGGAAGTCAAAGACTTCAAGGACCTGGAGGGCTAATATGTTGCACGGAATTGATATTTCAGGATGGCAAGAGGGCATACAGCTAGCAAGTGTGCCCGCAGATTTTGTAATAATCAAAGGAACGGGCGGTGCCGGATATGTATCGGCAGAATGTGACGGCTTTGTACAGCAAGCAAAGGCCGCAGGGAAGCTAATCGGAGTATACCACTTTGCTCGTGAGGTTGGTTTTGGTGGCACTCCTGAAGAGGAAGCACAGTGGTTTGTAGATAACTGTGGTGCATACTTCGATGGCACGGTTATTCCCGTGTTAGACTTTGAGCAGGATGTGTATTTAGGCGCAGAATGGGCAAAAGCTTGGCTCGATGCAGTTTATAGACTTATAGGTGTAAAACCCCTGTTTTACAGTTATTTAAGCTTCATTGAGAGCCACGATTGTAGCGTTATAGCTAATGCAGACTATGGATTGTGGGTAGCTCAGTATGATAACAATAATGCAACAGGATATCTCGAAAAGGCTGCCCCATATGTGCCATACTGGAGCGTTGTTGCAATGTATCAATATACATCGCATGGATACCTAAGTGGATACAGCAAAAGACTTGACCTTGATGTGTTTTATGGTGATGCAGATACATGGTATGCATATGCGAGGAACCAGGGCGAGAAAACAACGCAAGTTATTACACCAAAACCTAAGCAAGTCGATATTGGTGCAGAGGTCATCAAATACGCAGGAGATGACAGATATGCAACATCTGATATAATAGACAAGGAGTTTGCAAAAGCAAATAAGGTGATTGTTTCAGGCAAAAACTTCCCTGACGGAATAAGCGCAGCATTTCTCGCAAAAGCAAATAAGGCGAACATAGTGCTAGATCATCCAGAGTTATCTTATGGGTTCGAAACATATATTGTTGGTGGCGATATAGTAAACAGGGGTGGAGCAAAAGTAATAAAGGGAGATACTAGATACGATACAAATCTAGAAGTTCTGAAAGAATGCTTTTCAAAAACAAAATCAATCATTGTTACTAATGGCAGTGATTGGGCTGATGGTGTATCCACACTTACAGCAAATATTCCAGTGCTTATAGTCTCTGAGTTCGTGAAAGCAAATCAAATCGTAGAACTAAAAAAACACAATGACTTACACTTTATCATTGTGGGCGATACAGGTGTTGTTAATACTACTGTAGAAAAGCAGCTCGCTGAGATTGGTAGTGTCGAAAGAGTCAAGGGGGCAGATCGTTTTGAAACGTCGAGAAAAATTGCAGAGCGTTTTTTCCCGTCTGCTGAAGAGGCTATTGTAGTTGCTTCATGGGCAGATGCAATCGTTTCAAGCAACATAGGTGAAATGCCTATTCTTCTTATAGGAGAAAATAATACAGCCGAAGCAAAGTCATATATCGCATCTCATGGGGTGAAGATGGCGTATGCTGTTGGGCTTGCTTGTGAGCTTGTGGTATAGTAGTTAAATCTAGAGGGCGTTTGCCCTCTTTTTTTATTGCCATGAATCAGTTTTACGAATACAATCTATATAGTAGAGGCAGCAAAATCAAAAATACGAATTATATACGAAAAATATTTTTTTGATGGTTTCGTGGATAGAGAGGAACAGCTTGAAAAGGCTAAAAATAGCCATAAGAATATATGTGTAAATCTTAAAAAACATATCAAATTACTCTCGCCATCTCCACCAAAACAA